TTGTCAAACTTAGAAGGTACAATACGTACTGAATGTTTTCCCACGGTAGGCCTCCAGATAGTCTGGGATAGGTCCTTTTTTTGTCCTCCACGTGGATTTTGTAGAGCCGACAATCTTGATTTTAAAACGGATATATCCATATGTAACTAATTTCGATAAATGTAAGACAAAAAGATACGATAGAAAAATCGTTCTTCTAAGTTAAACAGCAATTATCTTGTGGATAGTAGTGTTTAATCTTTTGAGATCATCTCCTTGAGTCAACAAGACACTATTCTTATAGTCTTGCCAGTTAATAGGAAAAGATGTGTCTAATACTCCACCATTTAATTGTTTGATCAAGGTGTTCAATGCATTAATGGTATAGAGTGTATTTGAATCTTTCTTTCTGTGAAGAAGGATTGTATTTGGGAGGATCTTGGTTTGTGATCCTTCAATCTCGATATTGTAAGTGCATAAGAACTCTTCTGAGTCTTGGGAAGCCAGAACAAAGATCTTTTTATATAGAATGGTGTACTCTTTATTGATCTCTCTTAGAGTCTCATCAAGACCCTCTTTAGATGAAAAGGTACAAAATAACTTATTCATAATTGATTCAGACGTGATTTCTATTAATTTCATTTCCTCCATAACCTTTTTTATATACTGTTAATAAATATTGCTAATATGTTAGAAAGCGTAGTTTACTCCATACTTATGTTTGACTACCATGTCTTTGCCTTCTAGGATTGTTTTAATCTTTTTTAGTGTGTTTTTATCATCTTCTTTAGAAAAGTCAAATAAGAAAGAATCGTATGTGATCAAGATTAGCTTGGTCTTCTTCTTACTTAGAAGTTTATTGATCTCCAAGATCTTATATATGTTCTCTTTGGTCTCCAGGTTCTGGATAATGTAGTTGAACAATTTAAGTTTATTCATTCCAGGAAGCTTTTTTAGGATCCTTCCTGTAGGTAGTACCAAGGCTTTGTGAGCATTATACTTCTTCCACTCGTTATTTATGTACTCATCTAGAGACTTAAAGAAGTCTATATCTTTGTATTGCGGTTCTATACCGCCATAAAGCTGCTTGAATGTGATAGCCTTTGATTCTTTATACTGTTCAGGCGTGAGCTCATCCACGTGGAAATATGCGCGTCCAAGGTAGTTGTGCATTGAGTCTTTAGGAGGCTCAAACCCAATCAACCTAGATATTAACCTCAGATGGTAGGCATCAAAGTCAAATTCAACTAGAATATCATTCTTAGGTACAAAACACTCTCTAAAGTCCTTGTCTTTTGGGATAGCCAAGAAATTAATACTATTAAATGAATTGGTTGGTCTACCAGTTAAATTATAAAGATTATAGTAAGAATAGATTGTATCTCCTAATAGTGAGTACTGCTCATGTTGGAACTGGTACTTATTATGAAAACAGTCTAGATCTACTTTGATACCAACCTCTTCTACATGTTTATAAGCGTCTACTAGCTTGTCTTGAAGTTCTATGTCCATCTCAAGCTCAAAATAGTCTTTGACTAGTTGATATAAACACTCACATTTTTCATAGTGCTTAGATATTGGAATGATCTCATTTATAGTTGGCATTACAGGATACTTTATATAAAAGTCCCTATGAATAGGTGTATTGCATTCAAAAGAGCTATACTCATTGTTTTTGTCTAAACAGATAAATTGTACATCAATAGATTTAGGTAGATCTAAAAAGTATGAATGTAGCTTTTTATCTAGTAGATAGATCTTACTATGCTTTTGTAAGAATTCTTCTACTAACTTAAAATCTAAAGAAAACCCTTCTGAATGGTTAATAACAAATATGTATCCTTTTTTAGAATTATTGTAGTATACTAAGCTAGGCCTAGTCAACTTAGGATGGTAATAATCGTTAGAAGTAACGACTTGAATAAAAGCATCTTCAGATACTTCTAGCCTACTTAACTGATCTTTATTTTCAATAATGAAATACATAACCTTTTATTAATCACAATAATAAGAAAATAAACTGAATATTATGCTATTAATCTACTGAGTAGGTCTTGCAAACTTTGCATAGTCGCCACCAATAAACTCAATTAAACCAAAAAAGTTTTTATTTGTAGTTTCAACAAGCCTTTGATTTGTATCAATTATACCTGCTGTTATATTATATTGAGATGTTCTAAAACTTTTTAATGGACCGGTTATTTTCCAAAATATTTGAGTTACTTGATATAAAGTAATATCGTAGTCTGCGGTACCATTAGTTATATTATTATACTCATCTTTTGATATCTCTATTATAAATCCTTTCTCATTTTCTTTCTTAGTAAAATATCTGATGATATATCCTCTAGCATAATCTTCTTCTGTTGGATTTGGATAAAAGCTATTAGGCTTACCAGGAATTCTTGTACTAACTCCACTTTTAGCTGCAAGATTTGTTTTATCTTTATCAGATAAATTAGCATTATTTAGTCCAGGAGCATTTTGATATCTAATAATTTTATTGAGCTGTTGACTAGGACCTGTTTCTGGTGATGTTCCTGTAAAAGCTCTATTATCATATGTACGATAGTATTTACCTTTGTATGGTTTACCATTTAAAGTAAATTCTCCACCTGATGTGGATTGATTTTCTATTATTTTAAATGATGGGTAATATCTAAGCATAATTAAGCAGTTGTTGAGAATACAGTTTGGCCTATAATTTTAGCAGTCGGATTACTTCTTAATTTAAATAAGAATGATATATTCGTTCCTGCACCATATGCTTTTTCATTATTAGATGTAAAAAATACATAGTTTTTAGGAACTTGAGACAATATATTAACTGCAGCTCCATATATAGCAGTAGCGTCTTGTGATCCTGGTCCATTCACATAATTAGGGCTGGGTTTATTACCATCTGCTGATGTTCCTGTAACTGATTGAAATTGATTTTTTGCTGTTAAAGTATCTGTAATTGACCTACTACTATTTCTTGTTCTATTTAACATAACTGCCATTACCCAAGCTCTTTCAGTTTGATTCCTACTAGCTTCAGCGTAAGTTGCTGCAACTAATTGACTCCATTCTAAGTCTGTCATTATTCTACCTAAATAGTTTTCAGCGGCTTTTTTAGCTTCTGTATTTTCTGCTTTAAAGTTTGTTTGCTGATAAGAAGTGTTGCCAGTAAATTCATTTGCAGCATTAACATCAAAGGTTCCCACTCTATTTTCTACTCTAGTAACACCTGAAATAAACTCTGTCTTATCTTTTAAGAATATCATATTAGCTCTAACAGCAGTATTCCAACTATTATTTTCAATAGTATGAGTAAGTCCTACCATTACAAAACCAACATTATTGATATGATCTTTAGGAAGCCCTTCTATTTTTTTAGTACTATAAGTATATGGAAGAAGTTCATCAGATATAGTAAATGCTTGACCCATAGCTAAACCTGATATACCATCTGTTGCAAAATTAACAGATACGGGAATCATTGATGAAGCTCTAGTAGGATACTCGTCATTTTTTATTCTACTCATCTTTTGAATATAGTAGTTAGTAGCATGAGATACGGTAGCTTCAGATGGATTAATTTTACTATAAAAGTCTGATATAGCCTGATTAAACTGCGCAGCAGATATTTTAATTGTATCTAGTCCTTTTGCGTCATTCGTACTTCCAACAGGTTCTTGTCTATTAGTAATATATCTATCAAAATAATTTGTATTTATGTAACCATAACTACTACCGTTAGTTGATAAACTAGACTTATTAGATATTGTAGAGTTAGCAGATATAGCCAACATATTAGTAAGTTTACTAGATATGTCTGTTTTTATATCTAATGATTTAGCAATTGATGCTTTTCCCACTAAAGGTATTTCTGTTCTATTAGTCTCAGTATTAATTTCATTAGGACTAATCTGTTGTTCATTAGAAGTTGCAGGTAAAAACTGATCATCTGTTAATTGGAATGTGTTAGCTGCATCGCTATACGATAATCTAAACGCATTAAAGTTACCTAAATATTTATTAAGATCGGCTAATATTTGTTCTAAAAATGGTTTTAAATAAACATTATTAATAGTATCATTAGTACTATATTGTTGTACTAAACTAACTACATAGTCTATATTAAGTAAAATATTCATCATCCTGCCTCTATAAACAGAATCATTTTCTATTTTACCAAACTTTAATTTAGGAAGCTCTCCTGATAATACATCTTGAGTTTCTGGATTAAATAAAGGAGTGGATTCGGTAGATCCTGATATTGGAACTATTGTATTATTTTTTATAATCTCACTATCAAACAATGTTTTATAATCTTCAAAAGTTCCTTCAAAAGGAATAAGTGTTTTCCAAGGATTAGTTGAAAGTTGCTTAGTATTAGTAAGACAAAAGTTTAATTCAGGATTAAAATCTATATATACTAATGGTGTTTGGAAGTCTTCTTTAGTATCATATATAGTACATGTATGATTTAATATTAAAAGAAGAAGTCCTAAAGGAATATAAACTGGATGATTTGTACTAGTTCCTTTGATGATCTCTTGATTAATCTGATATGGTACTACAAAAGCTCTTAATAATTCTTTATAATTCACATCTCTACCTTTTAGTTCACTTATTGCAGCTTTATTACCTATTAAATTAGTAGCGAATCCATATTTGGCTTGTATTTTAAACCTTTGTATAGGATTCATTTTTTCTTTAGTAGTATAATCGGTATCAGTAACTTTTTGATCTACTAACTCTCTAATTATTGAACTAAATATACCATTAGAAAATATTTGTTCTAAAAATGGTTTTTTATTTTCTATACTATCTAGCCAAAAGTTATTAACAAATACTTTTTTACCTATTTCTAAATCAGGCTTTTGTGTTTGATTTATGGCTTTGTTTAAAGCATGTACTTGTATAGTTCTAAGTATAATCTCTAATGATGATTGTAAATTTAAGGCTTGAGATACTTGAGTACTTATTGCTTCCTGAGTTAGTGCCTGATTTTCTTGAGTGGTTGTTTGTTTCTGATTTTGACTAGCTATATTTTTTTGATTCTGTAAAAAGTCTACTGGTTGAGTTACATCTTGTGTTGTAAAACTTTTTATTAAAGCACTATCATTTATTGATATTTCTACATCAACATTAAATGTAACATTTTCATCTTTTAATGTTTCAGGAGCAATAGTTAAGTCGGGGTTTGGTGTTTCTGGAACAATTACTTTTACAGATCTTGTAAAGGGAACCTTAAAATAAAGAACAGTTGTTATATTTCCTGGTCTAGGTTGTACTGTTTTTATCTTAAAAGTATTATTAGGATTGCTAATAGCATTTTTTAATTGTTTAGCAAAAGTAGGGGTATCTATATAATAGTATGCACTATTAGTAAAAGTAAATCCAGCAGAAGTAGCTCCATACGAATCTAGCACGTCTGCTCTTTCTGTTGTACCCCAAAGTTTTCTTTTTATTTCAATATTATAAACAGATCCATTATTGCTTTTATAAGCAAGTTTTTCTATAGCAACATCATTCTTTTTATCTAATTCTGTTATATTTTCTCCTGATTTAAATGGATTAATTAATTCTAATAAAAATTTTGTATTCCTAAAAACCGCTGTTACAGGATTAGTTAAATTTTGTACAAATATATCTTTTGAAGATTCTAGATAACTAGACGGATATTCCCATATTCTATTATCTTCTAAATTAATAGCATTAAATTGAGACGAAAACTTTTGTGTATCTAAACTAACATTAACTTTAGATAGCAAATCATCAGATAGTGGTATATAACCTTTTAAATTTCTTATTAAATAAACCCAACCTGTATCTGTATTAAATGCAGCATCTGCATTATTTACACTCTTAGATTTATTTGAAGGAAAAGCTATTTGTCCTCCTGAATATTTATTTTCGCTAGTTCTTGTAGGATCGTAGGTTATATATTTATTAAATAACTCATCAGCAGATATATTTTTAGTTTCTAAAGCTTTATTTTGAGCGTTTTTTTGTGCTTCTAAATTTCTTGCTGCTTCTTCTGCTTTTCTTTGAGCTTCAGATATTTGAATTAGTGTATTATTTAATTTAACAATTTCTTCTTTTAAGATATCAGGAAGTACTCCTGGATTATTAATCTTTATGCTATCTGCCAATGCTCCAAGAGCCATGAGTCTTACTGTACATTCGTAACCACCATCTTGAGTATAAGTAAAATTAAAGTTAGTAACTATACCAAGCATACCATCATAGTTACCTTCTGAGTCTCTTGAGTTTTGGCTTATTTTAGATAATATATCTTCTTTATTCAAACCTTTTTCAAAAGGATCTATGCTAAAAAATTCCGTAGATTTTATTTCACTAGGATCATATTTTTGAATATTACCAGAAGTAGCAGGACTAGGATAATAAAATGTATGTCCCCATTCCAAGAACATGGTAAAACCAAGTTTGAAATAAAGAGCATCCATAACATCTAGTTGATTTTTATCCCAACATTTAAAGCTTATTGTTGCTGATCTAACAGAACCTAATCTACCTTGTGTCTCGATATTAACGCTAGTAATACCTGGCATAGGTTTATAACCATACTTTTGAATTTCATTTTGTCCAAATATGCCATAAGAACCGTCTTTACCTAAACCAGCTCTTTGTTGATAGCTATTTTTTTGTAAGTATTTTGATGTACCACCATACAAAACATACTCTTTAGCTAAACTAGCAGGATTTAGAATAGGATTTAAACTTGATTCTTCTACTCCTAGACCTACTACTTTTAAGTTAGCACCAACTGTATTTTTAAAATACAAAAGATCTTCGCTACCAATATTAACAGAAGACACAAGCCTTACCCAAGCAGTTTTATTTGCTAGATATAAAATATTATTATTATTTCTAGAGTCTTGATTATTTTGATTAGATCTAGTACCTAATTGATTTAATACCCATTGGGGTAATTTAGCACCAATAACATTAGATATTTTGTTATCTAAACCTTGACTTTGCATAACTATCTTATTGTATTTACTAGTTTATAATCATTTACTATTCCAGATAAGTCTACAGGTATACGAAGTTGTGTTCCTGGTTCTATATATAATGAATCTCCAGGTAATGCATTTGCTGATGCTATAACCCACCAAAATATAGTATCTCCATAAAAGTCAAATGCTAATAAATCTAATCTATCACCTACTGTAGTTATAATATAATTATCTTCATTAGATAATGGAATATCAGGATAGATGTTATTTAAATAGTATTGGCTACCTGATACTGATGACTTTGCTATTTGTATGTTTTGATATCTATAACTCATTATCTTATGAATTTAATCTAGCAGTTGCAAAAGCATTAAAAAAGTCTCCTGTTCTTACATCTCTATCAAAAGTTGATTCAAAAGGATTTATTTTATTTGGAGCAGTAAATTTAAACGGTTTGTTTTCAGCAAATACATATCTAGATGTAGTTTCTACAACATCTCCAGGTTTTATAAAGCTTATAGGACTTTCTTTTGGACCATATTTTACGTTTGCTATAAGAGCAGGTATACTAGTAGAAACTGTTGTAGTTTCTTGATTTATATTATTAGTTACTGCTGTTGTTTCTATCAACTTATTAATAGATGCTCTCTTAGGAAGTATGTCCATGATAGGTTTGAATGATATTGCTATATCCATAACTTGTGGAAGTTGGGCAATATCACCTGTTTGACTTTTCTCTAAATTAACTTCCCAAGGATAGTTATTATCGATAGTTACATTCACGCTTTCTAAAAATCCTGGTACACGATAAAGATAATCTCCTATTGTTATTCTAACTACAGGAGCTCTCATAATACCTTGTTTAGGACTATAATCAGGATAAACTTGACTAATTAATGAGTTGACTTTATTATACAAAGGTCTTAATTCGTCTTTAGATCCTGCAGCAACTCTGAATGAGAATCCTATTGTTCTATCAAATCCTTGATAGGTATAAAAATTTTCACCTCTACCTTGATATTTAAATGCATTTAATTGCGCGGTATTATTATCAGTTATTCCTGCTGTTAAGAAAGCCCTAAAGAATAACGCCATTGAATAAGAAGGATCATCATTTGATATAGCTTCAAATACAAATTTAATTAAATCATCTGTACCTGTCTTATCTAATTCCCAAGGGGCGGTATCATTCTTAAATACAAAAGGATAGAGAAGATTCATTTTATCTTTATATGAACCTGCTGATACATAGAATCTCTTATCTGTTTGTAATGGTGAGCCTGTCCAACCATCTCCTTGAGTTGTATTTCTAAAGTCTTGTATATTAGTAGTTACTTTAGTAGTTCTTGTTTCTTTATCAAAAACTCTATTAGCATTGATAGTTTGTTCTTTTAATTCTTGATATATCATTGCATTTCTAGACTTCAACTTAGTTGTATCAACAACTCTTTTTATTGTGGTAGTTCCAACTCCATATACAGAACCAGGTCCACCAAGATATTGGAAGATCAAGTTCTTGTTTAAAGAAATGCCTAAAGTATTAACAGTGTTGATATTAGTTAGATTATTAGGATCTGTAAATTGAGTAGCAGATGTACTCATCTTAAGATTATTCAAGATGAGAAGTCTATTTGTTTCAATAGTATTATTTACATTCTGAGCATTAACTATATCGTAATAATATTTTTGCCCAGGATTAAATGGTACTAAACCATGCCTAGTGGCATGAAATCCTGTACCTTGTACTCCTACTTGAGCTAATGTATTTAAACCGTTATTATAGACTCTAGTATTCTCTAACAATCCAGGAAAAGGTACGCTTTGACCAAAGCCATACAATGTATTACCAGTCTCTATTTTAGGGTTAGATAGTTGTAAGCCTATTTGCTTTTGTATGAATGCTGAGCCTCTTGGGGCATCATCAAAAAATCTTTTTATTCTTGTCTTATCTAGTTTACTAGATAAAGTAAACGTTTGAGTACCAATATTAAAATTAAGCCCTCCTCTAATAGGAAAATCAAGCCCGCTTTCATTTGCTCTATATAGATCTAAAAACTCTACAGGAGCTACTTGACCCGGATTTAGATTAGCAAATTGAGGAGAAAAGAAATTTGAACCATTAATAGTTTCGTCTGTAGCAAATTGACTTGGTACAGGAAACTTTATATAAGGTTGCTTTGATGATCCACCTAATGGTCTATCATTACCAAACTTTATATTAGTTAAATTACTCTTTATAGTTATTAGTGGCATCTTTTATTTTTATCCGGTTTGGGTATCCATTGGAACGGCTTTAATTAATCTGTCTTCCATTGCTTTTGCTGTATCTGATATTTCATTTTTATTTACAAAATAGAATGTAGGACTAGGTGCGTTTCCTCCAGCAGTTCCTATCATTGCCATAGCATTTTGATTTTGCTCTGTTCTTTTTACTTGTGAATTAGCTACGTTCTCTCCTACAGAAACACCTTTATATTCTACACCAAAATCTCTTAATCCTGCTGCCATAGAAGCAGATCCTTCTCTTATAGAACTTGCCCTTTCTTTTGCTTTCTGTTCAGCAATATCTCCAGATCTGCCTGTAGTAAAAAAGTTTTTAATCCAACCCACTCCTTCAACTACATCTGCAATTAATTCTCCTGCTATTTCAATAAAACTAGCAATTATACTTTTAATCTTTCCTAGTATTCCTTGTATTGTACTAGGATCAGACAACATGTTTATAAACTTTTCTACTTTGTCTATTAAGTTAGTGCTCTCAATAAACTCTACAATAGACTGTTTTATCTTCTCTATAAATAGTGCAAGTTTTTCTTGCGCTGCTGATCTTACTAAATCATTATATGCGGCTTCACCGCCTGCTTTATTTATAGCTTCTTGTTCTTTTCCTGCTTTTCTTAATAGATCAACTTGTTTTAATAAGTCTTCTCTATTTTTAACTCCAAACTTAGAATACAATTCTTGCTGTTTAAGCATGTCTGCCATTTGATCTCTAGACATACCCATAGCATCTGCTAAAGAATCTTGTTGTATTCTATTCATCTTAGAATATCCTGCAGCATCACCTGTATATTTTGCAATCTCTGCTGCGGCACCTGCAAGATCATTATTAAGAAACGCTTCTCTTGCTTTATTTAAATTAATATCTTTTCCGGTTAATAGTTGGGCTTCAAACTCTTTTGATATAGATGATTCAAAATCTAAGAAAGAGTTAGCCATTCCATCAAGCTGTTTTAACTCTAAACCAAGAGTTTTTGCAGCAAGAAATGATTTAGTTAATTCTTTAGGATATTTTGCAAATTGAAGACCTAAATAGCCTCCTAAATTTGATACCTCTTTTAAAACCCTTTGATATTGAAAGCTTACGCCTGTTGCCTTTTGTAATCCTGAAACTTGAGAAAGTACTGATTTAACAGTATCGTCTGCTCTTTCTCCTGTTATTTGAGCAGATTCTGCAATTTTAGCTCTTGTATCAGCTTCAAGACCTGCAAAATCTTTTAACTGAATATTGGTTCTAAGTATTTCTTTACTTAATACGTTAGTAGTACCTAGCTCTTTAGTTAACTCTAATTGTGATTCTAAGTACTTTTTACCATTCATATAGATATCACCTGAAGCTTGTGATATAGCTCCAAATTGCCTATATAAACCTCTAGCCGCTTCTGCGGACATATTTAATTGTCTACCTGTTTTGACAATCATATTGTCCACACCTAGAACTAAATCTAATATTGCAGCAAAGCCATCTATTAAACCTCCAAGAAGTCCTCCTACTAATGGTATATTTCTAGCTAGACCAGATACATTACTAGCTAGTCCTCTTACAATATTACTAGAATCCTCTGATAATCCTGCTACAAAATTACCAGTTTTTGCAGCAGCGTTTCCTATCATAGTAAGACCTGCTTCAACAGCTTTATATGCCCCTACTGCAATTGCAGCGGCAGCAGGAATAGCAGTTAAAGGATCTGTAAAAGTTTCTCTTATTGCTCCTACGCCTGCTTTTTTTAATGCAGAAAGCTTATCACCAAAAGTAAGTTTTTTACCTTCATCTTCAAGCTCTCTTGCTTTTTCAACTAATTCTGCTGAATATTTTGATCCTAAACCTAATTTTTCTGAAACCTTACCTAAAGCTACACCTGTAAGACCTACACTTTTTTGTATTTCTTTTTCTATATCTAATTCACCTTTTAGTAAATTTTTTGTTTCACTAGCTACTTTATTTGCTTGTATAGCAGCAGCGTATCTTCTTTCGTCTATATTTAATCCTAATTGAGCATCTTCTATTCTTTGATCTACAAGAGCTAAGTCATTTCCTAATGCGACTACTAAAGCTGTATTTCCTCTTAATCTAGCTCTTTGAATATCTTGCTCTAGCCTCTCTCTCTTTTCTATATCTTCTAAATAAGTTCTAGCATTTTGTTTTTCAACATCGCCTAATGAACTTTCTAACTTTGTTACTTTTGCTAGTGATAATGCCTCTTTTTCTTTAGCTTTTTGAAACTCCTTCTGAATATCTCTAGTATTGATAGTCTCTTTATTTAAAGCCTTTACTTTTGAAATAGATTGATCTCTTAAATCATTAATCTGAGATATGAGATTTATTGATTTATTTAATTCAGAATTAGTATCTCCTTGAAGTCTTCTAGAATCTCTTATAGACTGCTCTAAACTTTTACCAACATCTATTTGTTCTATAGTAGAAACCGCTTGTTGAGGTTGTATTGGATTATTTAAAGGAGCTTGTTGAGGTTGAATAGTAGCTTGTCCAGTAGGTTGTTGAGCCTGAGGTTGAGCTTGGGCTTGGGCCTGACTAATAATTTGTTGACCTTGAGCTAAAGCTTGTCCAATAGTTTGCAGAGCTTGAACTAAAGCTTGACTAATAGTTTGCTGGGCTTGACTCTGGGCTTGAGCTTGTTGAGTTTGAGCCTGGGCTTGGGCCTGGCTAATAGTTTGCTGGGCTTGACTCTGGGCTTGAGCTTGTTGAGTTTGAGCTTGTTGTACCTGAGGCTGTATTTGGGCTTGTTGTACTTGTGCTTGTTGAATTTGAGGTTGCGACTGTACTTGTTGTACTTGAGCTGGTGCTTGAGATTGCTGAGGGTTATCTAAAAGTTTTTGTTGGGGTAACTGTGATAGTGTTTTTTGCTCTTCTAATAACTTTCTAGCTTCTGCTACCATTATTGCATAAGCTTCTTTTCCTACACTTAATTTTTTTGCTAATACTTCAGCAGAGTTTCCAGTAATTCCTAACTGTTTAGAAAGATTTTTTTCATTCTCTAAAGCTAATTCTGCCTCTCTTGTTTTCTGTTTAGCAAACTCAAGTTGTTTTTGTTGAGTAAATATTTTTACTGCTTCTAAATTACCTTGTTCTTGTAAATTATTTAGTATTTCTTTTTGTAAATCAAAAGAAGTTCCTTGAGATTCATACAGTTTTTTATCTTCTAAAGCTCGTTTTTTTGCATTTTCTAAACCAGAAACAGTTTGTTTACCATACAAAGATTGTAACTGTGTAAGCTTTTTTTGCTCATCTGACTCTTTTTGTCTAAGTTTATAAAGCTCTTGATTTACTTCCTTAACATTAATTGATTCTTTAGATAATGCAGATAATCTATCCTCTATCTTTTTGTATTGAATAGTAGTTTTTTCAAGATCTTTTAAAGAGTTTTTTAATAGATTATTATAGTCTCCTTGATCATCTAATAAATCTTTTAAACCTTGTCTAAGATTTTGAAGATCTGACAATTGTTGATTTAAATTTAGTCCTGGATTAGCACCTGTATTTTGATTTTCGTTGGCCATTTATTAGTATTACCTACAAATAAATATTTACTTTTTGTTTTTTACCTTAGAAACAAATGTAGGCTCTTCCAACTTATTTTTGACCACGTCTGGGATCTTGAATTTATTCATATCTGTTTTTTCTGTAACCTTTTGATTATTTTGGTTACGGACCTCTTCTAGCTTTTCTAGATACTCATTGATTTTTTTAAGATTAAATCTTCTTGTACCTATAGACATATTCCAAACCTCAGACCAACTAAAGCCGCCACCACCATGATAAGTTAATTCAAAGCATTCTGTCATGAATGCGGACCTATAGTCCGCTCCCGGGAAAAAAGAATTCAGCTGTCATAGGTAAATCTACAGTCAATTCTGTACCATCTTTAAATATGATAAGTAATTTCATATCAATATCAGGAGTAACAGAGGCAATATACTTACGAAGCTCAATAGAATCAATAGCTAATAAATAACCTTGATCAATAAAATCTCTGATTGTTTTTACAGAATAATCACCATTAACAGCTACAATCTGATGTTTAAGTCTAGTTGATATAATTCCTGCATCTTGACCTAGATTTTTCTTTATGCCCTTAATCTCTTCATCAATCTTTTTATCATCAGCAACTGTTAATACCTTAAAAGTAATTGTATTGCCTGATTTAGGAAGTTTAAATTCAAACTCATTCTTATTGTTAAGAAGAGAGAAGTCAATCTCTTTATACTTAAGATTTTGTAAGTCTGCTTGTACAGTCTCTTCTTCTCCTGTATTAGGATTGTTATACTTAAAAGAGTATTCCTTACCATAAGCAAGAATCCTAGCGGCTATCAGTAAGCCATTTCTGTCACCCAAGGTTAGGTCTTCATAGTTAATTGATGACTTAATTAGACTCTTGAGCATCTTCTCAATGGCGAGGCCCTGGCGCAGCAGATTGACATTTGTGAGGATGTCTTCCTCTTTAGCTGTCATATACTTCATTTCGACTTGTCCAGAAGATAATGTGTTTTCTTTTGCATATACTAGACCTTTTGAAGGTAGGTCTACCAATTCTGTCGGTACCGTAAACTTTTGTTCTGCCATAAAACTATTCTTTTTATATATAAATATATGAATAATTAATTTTGTAAAATAAAAAAAGCCCCTAGTAAGGGGCCTTTTATTAAATATTTGTTTATTAGACTAGTAGTTGAGTACGCAGTAGTCCATTCCGATAGACATTACCAATTCGGTAGGATCAGAAGTAGACCAGTCATAGTTACCAAAAGTAGCTTCTTTAATGAACGCACCTTTGATAATCCACTCACTTACAATGTCACCTACTGGACCTATGATAGACAAGTTAAGATCTTTCTTATAGAAGTCAGAATAACCGTCACGACCAGTTACAGACTCATGGTGAAGACGAACCCACTCAATCACGGCTTGTTGACCAGAAGGAGAAATTGGGTTATAGAGTGACAAACTCATATCTCTCCATTCAGCTTTACCTTTAATCTTACGGTAAACATTGATGTGGTCGAGTTTGATCTCGTTTAAAGTTACACCTGGAGCGTCTGCCTTCTTAATCATGTAAGAAGGGATACCGTCGATATACATCACAAAGCGGTTTGATACCGTAGGTTCAAACGCTGTGAACATTATTTCATTTGGATCCAATACTGGCATTGTATATTAAGTTTTATTCTACTTATAAATATTCGATAACGAATTTATTTATGCTTGTGCTTTTTTGCCCTTAATTTTATTAATTGCATTTTTTATTTCTATTGCTGCAGCACCACCTAATAATGCAGCTAATGTTGATACTCCAGATAGAAGAATATCAAACTCGTGTCCGGCCATTTTAGAAGCAGACTTGAGTATATCATATGCATTTGCAGGATCTGCAAATATTTGTGATATAATTTCTTGAACACCTTCGTTAAGCTGTCCCTCTTCTACTTTATCTTTTGAACCCATTTCCATTTCATTGATCTTCTTATCAAGCTTTTCTTTAGCAGCTTTTAATTCGTCTAATGTACGAGTTTTCTTTTCCATTTCTTTATCTATTTCTTCTATTTGATTTACTTCTTCAACTTTTTTCATTCCGTCTTTAGGAAGCTTCTTTTCTTTAACTACTGTCCAGTCACCAAAAGCCTTTCCAGACTTTTTAGCTTCAGTTATAGTCAATTGTTTTTTTACACTCTCATACAAGTGTGCTGGAACTTTGATTCTTAATACTGTATTATCATTCATCTTAAAAATCTTTTATATTATTGACCAAATGTTGTGCCAGTTGGAAGAATGTTGAAGTCAAGTTGAATGAATTCCGCAGTCTTGGTTGGTTGCAAGTAAATGGTACCAACTAATTGGTTACGATCTACTACATCTGGTGTATTATTTGTCTCGTCCATCACCACTTGGAATGCATACAAACCTTGTCTTTGTTGTACAGACTCTAAGTAAGGATTAACTTGATTTAAGAATTTATTACGAGTTACTTGGGTATTTGGTTCAAACACAATTGTTTCACCAATTTGTCCAATGTAATCTTTAAGAGCAATCAACAATCTGCGAACGTTTACACGATCAAGAGCAGAAGGCTTCTGTTGTAAAGTCTTTTGACCATAGATAACAGTACCAACTCCAGGGAATGCAGCGATCGGATTGATTTTTCCTTGATAAAGAAGGTTGCGATCATTAACAGTTAACTTTCTTTCTGGTTGAAGCACGGTTGCTAATGCACCGCGATTTAAACCTGCTGGGGCAAACCATTCTGCAGATACTTTATCATTGTATTCATATACTGCTGGTACCAAGGTAGAAGCAGGAACAAAATTCAATTTACCAGTCTCACGGCTTCTAATTTGTACCCATGGCCAATATGTTGCACCATAAGAGTTGTCATAATTTACAGCTTGTGTAAGTACGCTATTGATTTGAGCTCCATATCCTACCATGTCAATTACTGCGATAGCATCACCACGATCTTGAGCTAAAGTAAGAATAGAACCAATTGTAGTTTCAGAATTTTCATTAGTTAAACCAGGAGCATAAACAACATTAAAGTCGTATGTATCTTGATTTTCAAGTAAATTTATACCAACGGCATAATCTGCTGAATGTACACCTTGAATATTAGTTGTTGGAGTTGCAACTACTGAATTAGCAGATGGAATACTTTCAAAGAAATTTACAGGAGCTTTTCCTAATGAACCAAAAAGAGCTCCAATTGCACCACCAAAAGATCCAGAACCTACTTTAGGCATCGAAGATGTATATTGGTTTTGGGCTATTCCGTTTTGGCTAAAATATCCAGGTGTTGGTAAATTTACAGACTTAACTCTTACATAACGGCTCCTATTTGCATAAGATCCTGTAGTTTGTAAATAATAATCACCAGTAGAATCTGTACGAAGAGTTTGGGTTTGATCACCAATCACATAAGCAATATAGTTATTTTGATTAGGATCTAAAGAAAGACCATTCCATGTTTCAAGGATAGTCTTACTATTATTGTAATCGTCGCCACGACGAATAATTAAATTAAATACACCTGAACCTGTATCAACAGAAGTAATTTCCCAACGTACATTAGAAGACGATCCTGAAGGAAGTGATCCATTTACAGATAGTCCTCCAACATTATTCATTACTGTACCTACAGATAATGTTTCTAAATCAAATGATGAAGACGTTGAAGGATTGAGTACTGAAGAGGTTGCTGCTGTATAAGAACCAGAAGCTACTCTAGTAATTAACAAAGAATCACCACCTTGCTCAAAGTAATTGAGGGCAGCAATTGAAGTTAAATACTCATAGTTAAAACCTCCAGAAATAAATGAAGCACCAAAGAGCGCTTTATATTCTGAATAGGAAGTTACTAATGTAGGAATATTAACTGGTCCAGTTACAGTAGGTCCTAAAAGTGCTGCGCCAGCGGCAACAGGTCCTTGTGTTATTTGGGATAAATCGTTTTCATTTAAGAAAACTCCTGGGCTAATAAGTGTTTCGGCCATTTATATTATTTTTATCTAGTAATAAATATCTATCTTTTATTCAAAACACTTTATTGGAATTCTCCAGTTTCTATATTTATGTTGACGTTACCGTATTTGTCTTTAAGCTCTTCTAGAAGTTTTCTTTCTCTGTCTTTTATTTCCTTAATTTTTTTCTTTTCTTCTTCTACTAACAACTCAATTGTTATTTTTTGGTACTCTAGCTCTCCTAGAGTAGATGCAACTTCGATAGAGTCTTTTTTAATTAACTGTATCCTTTGTAATTCTGTTTCGGTTATATTACCCATAATAAATATGCTAATTGTTGAGAGAAATAAAATGGCCCTCTAATTAAAGAGAGCCACCTTTTATATTAAAGAACAAAAATATGATTATTCATCTATTTTAACTAGTTTGAATAAAGTAGGATAGTTTCCTTCTGATTCTACAGAATCAAGATCTTCTAAGCTTAGAGATTTATACTCAAGCTCTTTTTCTTCTTGAAGAAGGTTATTAAACTCGGTTTGGAATTCTACATACTTTGGATTAGGCTCTGCTAAAATAATTTTGCCCTCTTCATCTTTTTCTACTTTTGAATAGATAGGAATAGAAGTATTACCAGATTCATCAGTCTCACCGAACTTTTTAATAAGATCTTCTCTTAACAAATCTACAGACTTTTTTTCTTCTACTACTTTTTTCAAAAGATCTGTTAACCAATACTTTGTAGTTAACTTTATCTTTTCATTTAATAAACCTTTAGATATAACTTGACCTGTTTGTTGATTAGTCAAACCAGATAATTCGGCTTCTAAGTTATAGAACTCGAATAATTTAAGCGAAACTTTTTCCATATATTATTTAGATTTTTTTATTGCTTTCTTTACTACTTCTTTTTTTTGAGTAGGCTTAGTTACTGGTGCTTTTTTCTCAGCGACCTTCTTTACTACTCTCTTTTTTCTTTCTACAATTTCTTCTTGGGTTGCCACAGGTTGCTCAACTACTACAGGAACTTCTTCTACTACTACAGGTGGTTCAATCTTTTCTGGGACTTGTACTGGCTCTTCTTTTTTAACTGGCTTTTTGTCCATGTTGTATGCAATAATAATAGCTACAACCAAAGCCACGGCGATAATTACAATTGTCATAGATGTTTATTTATTTATAAATATATAAGAACTGATGAAAAGTTATATCTATCCTACTTTGTATAATCTCCCTGTTAGATCATTAGCTTGCAACTCTGCTGCTTTATCTATAGCTTCTTGTTCATTATCATAAGAATAGATTGGATCTGTATCATTTAATTTAGATACCCAGATCTGATCATTTCCTGGTATGAATTGTTTTAATACAATATACATAATCTTTTACAATAAATATTTAAAATTATTAGGCATCTTGAACAGTATAAGCAGTATCTCTATTTGCTGTTACAGTAAAATTAGCTGAAGTGAATATACCTACTGCCGGGCAAGTTGATGTTGTTAATGATCTTCCAAATCTATATTCAATAGACGTGTTATTTGGATCGACTATTTTAACTGTAACTGATGTACCTGATGCATATCCAGCTGAATATCTTAATGTACATGAGGTACTATTAATTAAAGATCCTACTAATGAATAATTAGTTCCATCTGTTGATATATAAAATTGAGGATCCACTCCTGGTGGATTAACTGTATCTAATTTAGCATAAAAGGTTACTGTATATACAACAACTGCAGATTGTACCCAGATTTTGTAAGGCATAATATAATAATTTTAAGGACATTCACCAAATAAAACACAATATATTTTACTACCACTAGCAGCATTGTAAGTATAATTATAATTAAAACTAGCTGTTATAATACCCGAATTTACATATACAAGTTCAACAGAAGAAGCTAAGGGAGCTCCATCAGATCTCCATGGTTTTCCATAATAAATAGCAAAATACCCATCATCACTTCCCGAAACATTAATACTATAAGTAACATTAGTGGTTCCTAATTCAATAGGAAGCATTGTTGTAGGATAGCATTGTGAATTGCGATCAGCATGCTGGTATAATGTTCCAGTTATTCCGGTATCAATAGAGGCATTATGGTTATAGTTATACCAAGCAGACATTGATAAGTTAGATAAAGTAAGTTTATTAGATTGAGAAAATCTAGATCCTGAAGATAATACATTTATTGGGGCATATACTGTACCGTATCCTCCGCAAAAAGCTTGTCCCAATCCCCAAGTCCATCCACTTATAGCATAATTTGTCATTATACTTTGAGATGTTTCTACTCTTACATCATTAAACGATATTTGTCCACTACTAGGTAATGCCATAATTTATTACATTGAACCTGTTAACCAAGGTGCTGTTTGAACTAATACAGGAGGATTAATTTGATTTTCTATTTGTTGATATACACTAGCAGTATATTGATTCATTTTTTCTTCACCCATAGAAGCAGTCATCCAATTGTATACTGTATTATAAGTTAAATCATTAAATGGGATAAAAGTAGATCCTGATTCGTATGTTATAGCTTGAGTTCCTATACAAGATCCTTGGTATGATCCAGTTGATCCATAAAGTTGCCAGTGAACTAAGAATACTACATCAGTTTGTCCTGATGCTGTTGGGTATGATTCTAATGGATTGAAATTCCAAGTGTAATTTATAGCCATTATTATTTATTATTTACTAAATAATTAATTTGGGTTTGTAGATTGTTTATTTGCTTTTGCTGTTCTTTTATTGCCTCTATCAATAGTGGTACTAACTTCTCATATTGTACAGTTAAATAGTCTTCTCCTGTTATTGACTTGTCATTTCCATTATTATCGAATGGAGCTAATTTAACTGCTTCAGGAAGTACTGCTTGAACGTCTTGTGCAAATACGCCAACTAATGATTCTTCTGTGTTGTAGTTGGCTAATTCTTTTGCTTTATTATTCCAGTTATAAGTAAAGCCTATCAATTTTTCTACTTTCTCTAATGGTGTTTCTATAGACTTAATATTAGTCTTTAAACGTCTATCTGATGAGTATGCTACTATATCATTTGATGCATCTATTCTACCATCAGTCGCATTTGGTGCTACATTCACACCTAGAGCTCCTGTGTTAACTCTAGCATCTCCTACTATATCTAGTCTATATGTTGGGTTCGTATTATTAATACCAACTTCACCACTAGATTTTAATGTAACTCTTTCTGATGTGTCTGAGCTTCTAATGTGTAGACCGCCAGTACCAAAATCCATATAATTTTCTGTACCGTTTAAATGCAGTCTAAATCTATTTCCTGAATCGGCATTATTACCCATCCATATATTAGTAACAGAATCTGTTAAGAATAAGTCTCCTCCTGTTAATGTAAGTTTTGATCCTGGTGATACTGTGCCTATACCAACATTGGTGCCATTATCAAATATTGGAACGCCTGTATTACCAATAGTAGTAGCAGAAGTAAATTTAGCTACATAGTTTGTTGTTCCTGATACAGCTACTGATGTACCACTAGTACCTGAACTACCAGATGATCCAGGTCCACCAGTTTGTCCAGATGTTCCAGATGTGCCGCTACTTCCTCTAGTGCCAGATGTACCAGACGAGCCAGATGTTCCAGATGAGCCAGGTGCACCAGTTTGTCCAGATGTTCCAGATGAGCCAGGGGCTCCATTTGCTCCACTAGTACCAGACGAGCCAGATGTTCCAGATGAGCCAGGGGCTCCATTTGCTCCACTAGTACCAGACGAGCCAGATGTTCCAGATGAGCCAGGGGCTCCATTTGCTCCAGAT